AAATTCTATCTTAAAATATAATCGAGAGCCTACTTTCAAACATAAAAAAAGCCGGAACAACCGGCTTATAAATCATTGTACTTTCCCCAATAGGAGTTACTGACCTGTTTTGGGTTATTAGACATAAATTGAAGTGCTGATTCAGGCAATTTATCTACATACTGAATGGGTTGTTGTTTGCCTTTAAATTTTTTGCTGTACTTGCTCAAAAAATAGTTGGCCGACTGATCGTGACTCATGAGTATTGGAGTGGCAATACAAATGCAGAACGGATGCCAGCCCGGAAAAATAAAGTCTTTGGGGTACCGGCCAACCAGTGCATCACAAATTGCACAGGGTGCTGCATTCCTGGACCGGCGGACTTCAAAACCAAGCACAAAATCAAGCTGCTTCCATCGCTCACAATCCGACAACCGGTAACTCATGTTTGTTTCAGTAGCTGCAACGCGCAACGCATTCTTATACGCACTTCGATACACCCCTTGTCCGGGATGGTAGTCGGCCATTGGTTTACTGGGTACCAGCTCACCACTTTCGTTGCGAACCCGTCTGAATCGCTTATCAGGGTTTGTCATTAGCTGGCGTATGTCTCTGGAAATCTGATCAGCACTCCTACCCGTTCCAATCCCTGATTTTAGATAGAATTCAAACTGCTGTTTTGCTCCCTGTGCTGTTTGAAATATACGATCGGAAAGCGTCAGTCCACTGTCAACCCGGGATTGAAAAGCTTCGAGAGATTGTAGGTTTCGATCAAAGAACCCGTTTTTAACCGACTCGGAAATGGCTAAGTTTTTTATGAACTGTGTAACCAGTGCATCGTTTTTATCAGCTGCCAGATTCCAGCTTTCAATAGAATTGTTTAAAATCAATTTCAGCAACTCAGATTGGAATTCTGTAAGCCGTAAATCGATCATATTTTCCAGCGCACTATTTCGAACCCAGACGCTTTCATTTGAGCCGTTTTCCCGCCATTTTCTTAGTTCAGGCGATATCTTGCTTATGAGTGCGGAGAAAAGCGCAGAAACCCGCTGTTCTTGCACGAACAAGCGGGTTATATGTTTCTGATCGTAGAAGGACAATGGCATGGTTACGGATTATTTGTAATTACAGATCCAATCAGGCTATTACGTGAGCTTTCGGCATTGGCTTCCTCATTGATCAAAGCCATTTCGTCCTTGGCGTTTTTAGTGAACGGAGATTGTGCGGTTATTGTCTCCTGACTGTTGATAGGTTTGTTGCCGTTCGCAGCAGCCAGGATATCCATCAACTCTTTCAAGTCTTCCGGGAGAACTGATCCAAAGTCAACTGAAATGCGATTAGCTGCCAATCCCGATTTGAATTTTACTGTAGTAACTTCTGAAATGAGTGTTTTTACAATAGACACGGACCGTTGAACAGCTTTATCAAAAATCGCATCACGCTTTTCGCTGGCCTTAATAAACGCATCCAAAAACATCATTTTGATACCAATTCCGGTGATGTTTCCAAGGCTTTTTAAATTTTCAAGGGAGATATCCGGTGTACTGGTACCTGCATGAATTTCATTTCTAAGTGTATCGAGCTCCAGCTTTACTGATTCCACTGACTGTTGCCATGCCAGGTAATCAGCATCCCCATGAACCTCTTTCTGTGTTTCAGGATCAACATAAAGATCAAATTCAATTACCTTACCGACTGTCTCTTTGGATGGTAACTTAGTATCTCCGTATGTCTTCAAAATGGGGTCGGCAAAATAATCATTGGTATCAACCAACCGGCTAATGCGATTTTCGTAGTAGTCCATGGCCACGGCTACTTCCTCCCATTCCGGCATATCCTGTTCAACGTAAACCACTGTTATTTTCCTTGCCGGATTGGCTTTTGGATATCCCTCCAAATCCGTCCATACTCCGCCAATGTTTACTTTTTTCAGCTCCTGCTCAGCTGTCTGAATCCAAATGAATTCATGAACATCTCCATCATCATGTACCGCTTTGTACTTCCGTGTAAAAGCATCCATATCCCCGTAATCATCGAAATGCGGATAAAACTCATTCAGTTTATTGCTTAGCACCATACAACGCACTTTCAGCGCCTGTTTCCTCTGATCATCAGTATAGGGAGCTGGATAGAAAATAATAGCTGATTTAGTTTCTATCATGCAGGTTTTGGCAAGCTCTGAAAACACTGATTTCATTTTGAGCTCATCTTCAAACACCTGTTTGAAATGATCAAATGCATCGTTTTGATCGTTGGCCGTAATTCGCATATCACCGCCAAACAGAAAGGCATTTGCAATTCGAACTATTTTTTTGGGGATGGTGGTTTTTACCTTGGCAACAAATACCGTTTTGCTTTCAAGCTTTTTAGGGTTTCCATCTGCATCTGTTTCCGTTTCCGAATAGACGTCAACAGATTTGTTGAGTCGCATATCTACGCCGGTTTGTGGTCGGCGTTTGCGCTCTCCCTTGTATTCAGCAATGTACTCAGAAGGCGTCCTATCTACATTGTCTGTATCCAGATAGGTTGTCGAACTGCTTCGGGTGTCAACACACAGTACTTTAATAACATCGCCAAAATCTGGTTTTGAGAGAAGTTCTTTGATATCCATCTTTTCTATTAAAATATAAAAGACGGGAATCGATCAAAAAAAATTAGTGACTCTAATTGAGCCACTAACCGTTATTTGAAATATGATTGTATGTATTCAAGTATCTGCTTCCAGTTCTGTACAACATAGAAAATCAGCAATATCGGTATTACTATTATAAGCAATCCCAAATCACGTTTTAATCTATTTTTTATACTGTTTTGTTCGTACATGGTGCAAAGATATCAATTTTACTGTAAACTGCTCAGGATCGTTGTTAGTGAGCCTGATATACTATATTTTAATAGTCCCATTATTAACCAATTGTTGTAACCCTGTTTGTGTTGAGCCGTCAAAATTCTGGCCATTTACGATACAATTGAAAATTGATAGTTGCGCTGCAATAGACCCTGGGTGAACACATTTTGTCGACGTATTGTCAGTTGTCGCATAATTTGACGTCAATGTTCTATTGAATGATTTCTCAAGAGATATGTAAATAACTCTTGGATCGTTTGACTCTGAAACGGCCTCTTGCATTGCAGTCCTATATTCAGCCGACAAAGAATTATCATAATCAAATTGTATAGGTGTATTACCTAAGCAAAACATATAAGCTGATTTATATAACCTTTGCTTATGTTTAATAAAGTTCTTTATGTTTTGTTTATATTCGGCTACAGGGACAACATGTTCATTTCCCTGACTACCTTTGTCATTCATACCTAGTTGGTAGAATATAAAGTCTGCCTGATCAATGATCATTTGACCGTTCTTTCTTAGAGTCTCATATGTTCTTGTAGTTCTTCCTCCATTGGCTCTTATAGATAATCTGTGAGTTAATTTTGAATTTTCATTCAACCAGTTTCGAACCATAAAATGAGTCATCATATCACAATATACATCGTTATTTACGGTTGGCTGAGAAATAGAATCTCCAATCCACCATATAACTTTATCTGCGTTAAAATTCAAGTCATTTGTTATTTTAGTACCATACCCGCAAAGCCCTGCGTTGTATGTACCTCCATCGCCCTCGAAGAATGACCCAAGACTAATCGATTGCCCTAATTTTGGAATATTGAATTTTACATTTACATTTGGTATGGCTCCAAATTGCTGAAACGATGGGTCTGAATCAGAAACTACACCATCAAATAGCGCACCTATGCTATATTTGCAAAACCTATCAATCCACACCTCGTAAGAGAAATCAACTATCATTTGTGATCTAATAAGGCTGGGACTATTTGCAAGAGATACAGCTCCAGCCCCTATAACGCCACTATAAGAGCCACCAATTACCATTCTTTCACCTTCTTTTTCAAGAATACTTTTATATTTATCAGAAACATTCTGATTCACCTTAACTGGAAATGACATATTGTAATTTTTAAAAGTTTATAAATTTTCTTCTACAGCAGCAACCCACATTAATAACCCTCCAGCTTTAATGTATGTAGATGGATTACCTGAGTTATTTTTTTCATCTGCTGTAACTGTGAATACGCATAAATCGTAATTTGAAACTACTGAAATCATTTCAGCATAAGTACTTACTGTTGCCCCCGTCAAAGCAGGGGCTTTACAAAAAAAATCCTTTACCGCCGTTTCAAGTTCTTCGAAATCAGCATAAGCATCATCATTGGCCTTACCAATTTCATCTATCTGTAATGCTTTACCTGTCACAGGAATACCGTCAATTTCAATATTGATACCATTTACCTGCTGGGTGATAGACAAACTTCCTGAACGCGGGCTTTTGAT